CATTCTTCCACCAAATCTTGCTTCTACTCTAGTATCTTCTGATACTTCTTCCATCCCACCTTCTGCAACGCCTTGAATCATTTCCATTGCAATTTTTTCAGCTTGTTCTGGTGGAACACCTTGCTCAATTAACATCTTAATAAGTAAAGCAAGAGCTTTCTTAGGATCTTGTGCTAAGTCTTCTGCTACAGGTCTGTATTGTTCTGCCTGAGCTTGTTGTGCTCCTTCTGGAGCTACTTGCATAATTCCTTCTTGGACATTTTCTTGCATCATTTCTTCGCCACTACCCATGTTGTATAATTGCCTGTTCATTTGAGTTCTACCAATTGTCATTATTATGTGTTTAGTTAAGGCAGGTATTTTTATCCTGAAACCGTTAAATTATATTAAAAACTCCCATTTTACAAGTCCGAAGATGCACCTAAAGGCGGCATTGCTGCTACTTTAATTTTTAATGATCTTGTAACTTCTTCTCTAATGGTAGGAGTATTTGAATCTGCAATGTCTTTTTCAGCCTCCTCATCAGAGTTATATTCTGTATTAGTTCTTGTATTTCTTAATACTACTTCAGTTTCACATTTTACCACTGGTACTTTTTTACCATTTATCATGGTGTATGCTACTGATCCTTCTTCTTTAAACGCCATATTTTTCTCCTTAGTCTCGGTTAATTTCTAGTATTGATATTACCCCTGAAACGGAATCAATCGTTCCCGCTTGTATTCTTAGCACGTCTGATTCCTCAAGTATAACAGGTCCTTTAGCCATGTTTTCTGTACTTCTAGCTGCTACCGTCACATGAGAAATTTCATGTTCAGTAGTTGTTGAATTATCATAAACATATACTTGTACATTTACAGTTCCTGTTTCATTTGTTACTTGAATATTTTGTATAATAGCTCTTGAGTTAGAGGGCACAGTATACAAATCTGTTTTGGTAGTTACACCTTGACTAAACAAAACATTCTTATAAATATTAGCCATTAATTGTATCTCACATTATAAAAAGTAAATCGTTCAGTTTCTTGTTTTAACTCATTTAAGAATGTAGAATTTAATTGTTCTACGATTAAAGATATTGACCTGTTAATTTGTTTTTGGTTAGAAAAATCATATTCTTCTTTTGGTTCAGGTAATCTTACTACTACTTTAGCCATTATCGTCTACCATCCGGTTGTACATCAATTCTCAAAGTTCCAAACCGCCAAGACTCACTAACATCTGTGTTTTCTATTTTAATGTTAATAAACCGGCCTCTGGCTCTAGTATCTTTTTTATCAGTGTTTGCATCAATTGTAAAGGGACTCAAAGCGGTTACTGTGTCCGATTGTTGAGGATAACTTTTAACTGCTAAAGTTACTTTTGCATTTCCTTGTAAATCTTTAAAGTCAGGTATAAATCTTCTCATAGCTAAAAAAACCTCGCCGCTCGTTCCTTGCGCCTGTAAATCAAAATCAAATGATTTTACAAAAGAAGTAACGGTAGTAGTGGTCCCGTCAGGATTAACCTGATCGGTTCCTACTTCATGTTCAAATAAAGTAGTTTGACCTAAACCATCTTCTCCTACCACCACTGGAAACGTTCCTGTAGCGGTGTCATCAAATTTAGTTGCAATAGGTTTTGGATAAACGGTAGCATCAATCCAAGAAGTTCTAGCTTCTGTTCCAATGTACCAAACACCTCCCGGGACTCTCTCTGCTAGAGAACCATAATTAAATATTACATACTGATCATTATAATCAGAATTAGTGGAAGGATAATACCAAACAATTTCAGTGTATAAATTATTAATACCAGCGTATACTTGCTGACCTTTAGTAGTATTAGCTTGATTATAAACATAATCTTCTACCGAACAGGGTAATGATTTAACTGTACCATCGAACATAAAGAAACCATTAGAGGACATCCAAAAAGCCATACCATCAATTTCTATAGCTGCATTTTTACCAATCAATCCACAGTTAGTCCCTACTTGCTCAAATCCAAAGGTAAAAGGCGCACCGATAAATTTCATCGTGTACAACGCGTTATCGGTCCAAACTAAAATAGTTTCTTTGGCTTTTAAAGAACCTATAATTCTAGTTCCATCTTGTAATCTTTGTGATCCAGCTGAGTTAATTGCAGTAGGAACATAATCATTAATATCCTCTTGGTCTGAGAACCTTATAAACATATCATCTTGAGTAGTGGGATCTCCAATAGTGGTCTCGGTCCCTAAATGAATTAAGTGACGTGTGGTAGGTGATACTAAACTAACTCTTGTTGCAGTTGGATTATTAGTGGTTTGAAATCCTGATGTGGTAGTGGATGCTCTTGTGGTTAATCTTGCAGCGTCTCCTGCATTCCAAGTAAATGTTTTCCCATTCGCAATCGTTGCAACTAATACTTGACCAAAATTACTTAAACTCCAAAGACCCGGTTCCAAACTCACGTCTGATGCTGAAGCTGCTTCTCCCCATTTACCATTGCTCCAAGTATCAATACCCCAACCATAACCATAAGACTGTTCTGCAGGGCCTACTGGTTCGTAAGGTTTAACACTTATGCTTCCACCCGTACCTACGGTTGCAGTAGCAGCAGTGCTTTGAGTAATAGTAAATACAGTTGCTGATGTAATACTCGTTACTTGAAATAATTTATTTTCAAAATCTGCATCCACATAACCTGTACCCACCGGTAATGTTACCGTATCTAATAAAACAATATCTCCAATAGATAAGTTATGATTAGTTCCTGTGGTAATAGAACAAATAGTGGAAGTATTGGTAGTAGCAATGGTTGCAGAGGTTAAAGTAGTTTTTAAAGGAGTGATGTCATAAAGTTGACCTTCAAAGTAAATAAGTAAAAATTTATCAGTACCAATTGCAACGTATCTGTTTCCATCTAAATCAACAAATGCAAATTCACGTCTTGCAACTCCGACAATCGTATCGGTAATTAAAGATGACCAACCTCCTACTTTCTCAGGAAGACCATATCTAAATCTTGTGTTATTACAATCGACCCATCTGTTTTCTGCACCAGATGCGGTGTCCTGCTTATCAATTCCTGGTAAGACTTTAAATTCAATTAGAGCCATAATATATGCTCCTATAGGTTATCTTTGTAAGCCCAGCCTCTAGTTGCATTGACATACACTAAAGTAAATGCAGCTCCATTGGTACTAACTACTAAATCTGAAGCACTTCCTAAAATATTAGAACTGTTTCTACCAATAGTTAAGTTGTTGGAAGCTAAAGCATTTCCACTATCTATAAAATGTACTTCATTACCTATCGCAGGGGATGTTGGTAGATTAATGGTAACCGGTGCACCAATACCACTTCCAGAAGTATTAACTAATACCTGGTCTCCATTAACCGTAGTGTAAGTAGCTCCTGGTGTAACATATCCTTTAGTTTGTAATTTTCCTGTAATGTTGGTTCCATCGGAATATAAAACAGTAGTAGATCCGATAGGTAAAGCTAATCCTGTTCCTGAAACTGTTTTAACCGTTAAGGTAAATAAAGAAGAAGATCTATCTGTAGTGTCTTCCACAATAAAAACTCTTTCAGCAGTGTCTGGCATCGTAACGGTTCTGTTAGCAGTTAAGGTTCCCGTTAATTTATAATATAAATTTTTACCATTGGATGTTGCATAAGTCGCTAAAGATAAAGCAACGTCTGCTGCTCCTACTGCAAGTGATAAATAACCTGAAGAGGCTTGTTCTAAAATCTGTAAGTTGGTATTGGTAATCGTTCCCCAGGTTCCTGACTTTTCACCCGTGGTTATAAGTTCTAATTTTAAATCTGTTGATGTGCTTGATGCCATAATTCTCCTATGCGTCTGGATCTATCGGGACCCAAATCTGATTTACATTTGGTGGTATTGGGTTCCATGATATCACAGAAACAGGGTTAGTTGCAAGGTTAAATTGCTGTCCTGTAACACTTACCGTAGTCACTAGATTGATGGTGGTATTACCTATAGTAATATTTAACCTATTACCATTAGCTAATACAGTAATATTCTGTATACCGACTCCGGCAAAGGTAGTAGACGCAAAAGGTGTAGCTCCAAATAACATTACGGTGTTTGTATCCTTTTCCAAGTTTGTGAGACGCCTGGTAAAATGCCATCCCATTGTTTAACGTTAATAGAGGTAGGAACCGCTATATCAAATTCATTACCAATTGGTAATACCGTTGCTTTTGCTTGAATAGTTACTGTTCCTGTAGATAAATTTACTCTATTCGTAGTAACAATTGCAGTTGCATTTGCTTTAGTGGTAGCATCTCCAATGGCAATTTCAATACCACTTCCAGATGGAGTGATAGTTGCTCCTGCAACAATGGTTATTGCTCCTGTCTCTGTATTAACTTGTGATCCTGTAGGTAGTATAGTAGCTCCTGCAGTTGTGGTAACGGTTCCATCAGCAACATTAATTCCTGACCCAGTAACATTGTATTTAAATGCAAAAGTAACTGTACCTGTAGATTCATTAATTCTTGATCCAAGAGCCGAAATGGTTGCTTTACCAATCGTAGTAACTTGTCCTGTATCTAAATTAAATCTATTACCGGTAACTCCTACAACATCTGCAACATTAACTAAACTGGTACTTAAATCAAATTGATTACCGGTAACTGTAAAATTAGAGTTTCCAATGACTGTGACTTGTCCCGTGGATAAATTTAATCTACTGCCAGTAACAGTTAGGGTTTGGTTAATGTTTATTTCAACATTACCTATGGTGAAATTTAATCTATTACCTGTGGGAAGAACTAAAGCGTTACCGGTTGTGGTAACCGTTCCTGTAGATTCATTGATCCTGGAACCTAGAACATTGACAAATGCATTAGGATTAAAACCTACATCTGAAAATGCAGCTGAGGCGAAAGGTGTTGCGCCAAAGTACACAAGCTACCTAGCCGTCGCCGGAACGTTGTTCGTTCCTACTAGAGGATTTTCTGCAAATGCCATGTAGATGTATGTGTAACCTGAACCATTTGTTACATTAAGATTACCTTGTGGAGAAAAACCATT